ACAGGTTGGAATGATATTACACCCGTAGCAGAAGGTACTCCTTCTGGTTGGGCAGAAGATACCACAACACGTTTTGATGATATTACAAATACAGCATATAGTTTAAATGGAAATTTATCAGGTAATGCTTCTTCAGCAAGTAAACTTCAAACAGCAAGAACAATTAATGGAACATCGTTCAACGGTACGGCTAATATAACCACTGCCAATTGGGGTACTGCAAGAACATTAACAATAGGTAATACTGGTAAGTCAGTCAATGGCTCAGCTAATGTTTCTTGGTCACTTGCTGAATTAGGTGCAGCTGCAATAGCTCAAACAATGTATATTGGTACAACTGCAGTACCAATTAATCGTACAAGTGGAACATTGAATTTGACTGGTATTGGTTCTTTGGCAATGGGTGGAGCTATTACAGGAGCTACTACCATATCGGCTTCAACTTCTGTTACAACTCCTAAGATAATTTTTGCTGCAGGCGGTTGGTCGGTAGAGCAAACAGGGACAGAAATACAATTCAAATACAACAATGTTGTGAAGCAAAGGCTATTATCGGATGGCAGCATAGTTGCCGTCGGCGAAGTAACGGCTTATGGCGCAACATCTTAATAATGAAAGGAAAATAATTATGGCAGCATTACCGTTAACGGGAATAAGCACAAGCATGGTAGCGCAAGCTATCGGCGAGGCAAGTAACGATGTTGGTACTTTATTTTTAAGTACTAAAGTAAACGCTTGGGGGTTTAATCCGCCAGGTGCGGCAAATCTCGCAGCCGTATGGGGCAAATCTGTCGCAGAAAGAACAAAATTGAGCCCGTCGGCTACAGGTTACACTCCGATTGCGAATGTTATGCCAGGTTATAATTTAGGCTATTTCAGAGGCTATGACCACGATTGGGTTACGTATCACTTTGAAGAGTTGATAATGACGGGCGATGAGTATTATGACCCGATGGAATTTAGACTATCTATTTTACGTATGGCTGGTTTAGAAAATAAGCCATCGCCATCGCCAGCTATAGAGCATACATTCAAAATCGAATTTGCACGAAACGAGAATGCGTTTAATGTTGGAACAGCAACATTGATTAGCGATAATTTTATTGTGACAGAGCCGTATGGTTCTTTCGAGATAGAGGCATTATACCCACCCGATTATAACGCTAACGGTTCTCTCGATGAGGGGGAAACGTTTTATATCAAAGTTACGCATTTGTCGTCACCTGAAAGAAGGTGGTTCGCAACTCCGTTAGATACACATATATTCTCATTTACAACACCTGAAAGTGCTTACACGAATACGATTGAATATAGGAATTTCAAAATTACTGCTATTAAGAGAACAGCAACTCCTGCTCTTACAATGTTTAAAGTCGAAGCAGATTTGTATGCCGATTTCAAATTTCAACAGTATATTAATTTTACAGGTACAATGTCAACATCGTCGGATTATAGCCAAAATGTTTATAATTTGTATGATAACAATGTTTCGATACCTGAAAATACGACACCTGGCACAAAAACATTTGTAAAACATTTAGAATTTGATTTTTCACTTACAACATTGAAAAATTATGTAAGCGTTGGAAGTACGGTGTATGGAAAGATAGTTGCTTCAACAGGGCAGCAATATATAGGAAGTGCAGTAGTAACTGATAATTTACCAGTTGATTAATGAAAAACGTAGTATCAAATATAGATATGGGCTATTCAATTCCTAACTTAAAAAAGTTAGTGAATGTAATAGCTCATATCTTTAATATCGAGAGCGAAATATTCATCATGCCTTTGCGTGTTAAGGAGTTAGACGAAAATTCGTATGTCGTTACTTCGATAAACAGTTTTATAATTTATGTGAACGAAAAGTATTTACGTGAAGATAAAATTACTAACTTTGTTATACGCATGTTCATTCACGAGATGTGGCACGTTAAGCAGATGATTGACAAAAGATTATCGTTTAATGATGAGCACACTAAGGCATATTGGAACGGAAAAGAATATATATCAGGCCTTTCGCACGATGAGCGCGAGTGGGAAAAGGAGGCAAGACAAGCCGAACAAAAATATTTCAAACAAGTAAAACAACTATTTTATGGCAACAAAGAAAATTAACTCGAAAGAAAAGTCGGCAACGACAACTACAAGCACGATTACGCGTAATGAAGCCGTATCGCTATTTATGTTAATACGTGATATTAAGAACGGAAGCCTTTCACGTGAGGCGCTTGTTAAGTACGTAATGCTTCGCGTTAAACTGAAAGCACTTTACGACGAGTACGAACGCGTTCGGCAAGAAATAAGCGAACAAACGAAGCCAGATGGATGGCAGGAAGGAGATTCACAGGATGAGTGGAACGAGGCGTTTCGGCCCGTAATGGAGACATGGCTTAATGAGCCTGCCGATGTCGAGACTAAAATTTTTAGCGAAAGCGATTGTGCAGATTTGATTTTAAGCAACCCGGATAAAAACGGCACGTTCGTAGACGTTATAATAGAGTATTTGAAGTTGTAAATTATGAGCTGGGAAATTATACTATCGACTTTGGCCGGTATTATTACCGGTGGAGGCAGTATAGCCTGGATATTCAAGTTACGCGAGGACAAAGGTAAGTCCGAAGCGGATGCGATAGCCACGGCAGCCGATGCCATGCAAAAACTATTGCAGAATGCCGTTCAACAACAAGCTACATTTAATGCCGCTATGGAAGGAAAAGATAAAATTATAGAGCAACAAAGGGCTTTAATCGAAAACTACAAAGCCGCATTAGATGAGGCTTATAGAAAATTAAAGGAGTTGGAGTATAAGGTAGCCGATTACGAACGTAAGTTAATGGGTATGCAAAAAACCATAGACGAGCTTATGGGGAAAAAATAACGATTATTAGCATTATACCTTTAAAAATTTAATAGATATTAGTGTAAAATATTTTCATAATTAAAATATAGGATATATCTTTACATAAAAATAAAATATGAAAATTACTTTTTTACAGGTATTATTTATCGCGGTTATAGCCGGCATTTGGGCGGTCGGCTATAACTTGGTTGAACTAATCCCGCACCCGTTCGATTATTTGGCTATGCTCGGTTTAGGTTGGTATAGCTGCCTTGCCAGCGACGATTGGTTTACCTATTTAAAGTCGAAACGTAATGGCAAATAAAATAACAGTTAAAGCCAAAGCAGATATGTTAACGGCTTTTTTGACAAAAGAAGGGGCGTTAGCTAATTTTAGGCGTAATTTAATGACGAATTTCGGTATTTCCATAGAGGAGCATATAGCTAAAATGGAAGCGGATAGCTTTGTTATCGCTTATTCGGACGCCGTTATATGCGCATTTGCATGGCAACTTACACCTGAAAGAAACGAATATTGGTCAAACATAAACCGCAAATGGCTCGAGTATTTAAAGCAAATTAATTTTTAAGATATGTATAGAGAGACATTTTTTTCGTGTATAGAGAACAGTGTATTTACGTCGTTTACTTACGGACAAGTCTATAGCATAAACGCTATTTTTGACGAGTGCACAGATATGACCGACGACAGGCAAATAGCCTATATACTTGGTACCACTTACCACGAAACCGCACATAAAATGTTGCCGATTGAAGAGATAGGTAAAGGCGAAGGTCGTCCTTACGGTAGAAAGCAGAAGCAAAGCGGAGCGATGTACAGGTCGCCCGATAAACTGTATTACGGACGGGGGTTTGTGCAATTAACGTGGTACGAAAACTATGAGCGCATGGGTAAGATACTGAAGCTTCCGTTACTCGAACAACCGGAATTGGCACTCGATACTAAAGTTGCCGCCAAGATACTCGTAGTAGGAATGCGACAAGGTTTATTCACGGGAAAAAAGTTGGACGATTATTTTAACGATACGAAAGAGGATTGGATAAATGCCCGACGTATCGTAAACGGGTTAGACCGTGCAAATATAATAGCAAATTATTCGAAACAATTTTTAAGATGTTTGAAAGGCGATGAACTATAAAACGTTGTTTTTTATTTTAATATTTATTACCATTTCCGGGTGTAAACCTAAGCAGATACTCGTGCCGGTTACTGAAACCAAAATAGAGTATCGAGACAATTTACGCGTCGACAGTATATATAACCGCGATACGTTATTTGTATTTCGACAAAACGATACGGTATATATACAATCCGTAAAATGGCGCGAACGGTTTAAGATAGATACTTTACGCTACGAAAGATTAGACTCTGTTCCTTATGCGGTCGAGGTCATAAAGGAAGTAAACAAACTTACCAAATGGCAAGATATACGGTTAACGCTGTTTAATATACTCGTTGCTATTCTCGGCGGTTATATCGTATATAAAATCGGCTCGAGGCTGAAATAAAAAATTATAATTTTAATATTATTTAGTGTGAAATATTTTCATAATAGAAATATATTTTTTATCTTTACTTTAAATAAAAATAATTTTTATGGCACATTTAAACGTTAGAGCAATTGTAGAACACTACAAATTAGACAAAGGCGTGATAGCCTTGTTGTTATTTCCGGATAATAAATTTCCGGATAGTGCACTGTTACGCGTATTGAATAACGATGCGTATTTGAACTCGGAGCAAATATGGACGTTGTCCAATTTTCTCGGCGTATCTATCGACGAATTATATAGCTTTAGCGATTGGCAAAAGCAACCGCCGAAAGTAACGGACGTCGTAATGTTCAAAAGAGGGGAGTTTTCGGCAAACCTCAGTCTTAAAAACGGTACGCTTACGATTTACAAAGACAATAAGCCGATAAATCAGATTAACGAGTTGTTTTTGACGACAATAAGCGTAAAAGACCTATTTACCGCAATAGACGCGCTCAGTGCTAATTTTAAATAACGACTTGATATGCTTGAGATTAAAGTAACAATCGACTTGTCAAAAAATGCAGAGCAAATTTTGACCGACTTATTGACGCTGATACAGGGTCAAAAGTACGAAACTCCGAAAGCGGAAACTCCGAAAGCGGAAACTCCGAAAGCGGAAACTCCGAAAGCGGAAACTCCGAAAGCGGAAACTCCGAAAGTAGAAAAACCCGTTGCACCTAAGGCAGAAGCTCCAAAAACGGGAAGCTCTGTTGCGCCTAAGGCAGAAATGCCGAAAGCGGAAAGCCCTAAACTTACCGTAGAGGCTATACGAGAATTAATGCACGCAAAGGTCAACAATTACGATAACCGTACAAAACTGAAAAATAAACTATCGGAACTCGGTGCGGGAAACGTTACGACCCTTGACCCTAAGTATTATCAAGAATTTTATGACTACATGATAACTTTACCGTAATGGAGAAGCACGGTGAACGTACGCATGCGCTTTTAGCGGCGTCTAAAAGCGATAGGTGGATTAACTGCCCTCCCTCCGCACGATTAGAGGAAGCGGTACCTAACGACTCGCAAACACCTTATGCTCGTGAAGGCGAATTGGCACACGAACTCGCACAACTCATGATTGAGTACGAGATTATCGGAAGTATTTCCTCCGCCGACTACGATGCTCGTTTCGAGCAGATAGTCAACGACCCCGCTTTTGACGAGGAAATGTTAGACGAAGTACCGAAATATGTAGATTTTTGCGACGCGGAATTTACGCGCATGAAGCAACTCACGCCCGACGCCATGATGCTTGTGGAGCAAAAAGTCGATTTTCACAGGTTTGTGCCCGAGGGTTTCGGAACAGACGACTGTATTATTATCGCGAACGATTTGATGTACGTTATCGATTTAAAGTATGGTAAGGGGGTACTCGTTTCTGCCGAAGAGAACAGTCAGCTAAAATTATATGCCATAGGCGCGCTCGAGCAGTTCGGTTTATTGTATAATATTAATACGGTAAGACTTGTCATTGCTCAACCGAGACGCGATAATTTTTCGGTATTCGATATAAGTGTAGCAGACTTGTACGAATGGGCGGAAAATACTTTAGTTGCTGCCGCGCAAATGGCATGGGAAGGCTCGGGCAAACAAAAAGCGGGCGATTGGTGCAAATTTTGTAAAGTTAAGGCCCAATGTAAGACTTTAGCGGAAGAGCGCCTAAAAGTAACGAAACACGATTTTGCAGACCCCTATTTATTAACGGACGACGAGATTGCCGAGATATTGAAATCGTCGTTCCTTATTAAGGAATGGTTAAACGGTTTGGAAGCCTATGCTTTAAAAGCCGCTTTGGAAGGCAAAAAGTGGCCCGGGTATAAACTCGTAGCGGGGCCGAGCAGACGTAAATGGCTCGACGAAAATAAAGTCGTAGAAACGTTACTTACACAACCCGATTTATCGGAGGAGGATATTTTCGTGCAAAAGCTTAACGGCATTACGATTATCGAGAAAAAGCTCGGTAAAAAGCGTTTTAACGAATTACTTGCCGATTTAATCGTTAAGCCCGAAGGTGCACCGACTCTTGCCGAAGAGACAGATAAAAGACCGGAATACGGCATTACGCAAGCACAAATAGATTTTACTAACTAACAAAAATTAACAAAAATGACTACAGCAAATTCAACAAAAGTAGTAACGGGAAAAGTACGCTTTTCTTATGCGCATGTATTTACTCCGCATGCTATGGAAGATGGCGGAGACGCAAAGTACAATGTAAGTATTATAATCGATAAAAAAGATACCGCTACTTTGGCGCGTATCGAAGCGGCCATTAATGCCGCAATCGAAGTGGGCAAAAATAAATTGGCCGATAAATCGGGTAGAGTTAACAAGGCAACTTTAAAATTGCCGTTACGCGACGGCGATATTGACCGTCCCGACGACCCTGCTTACGCCGGTAAGATGTTCATAAACGCAAGCAGTACGCGTAAACCCGGTATTATCGACCAAGATAAACTCGAATTAACCTCGCCCGACGAGTTTTATTCGGGATGTTACGGTAGAGCGTCTATCAATTTTTACGCTTTCAATGTCAATGGTAATAAGGGCGTTGCCGCAGGACTGCAAAATCTTCAGAAACTCGAAGACGGCGAGCGGTTAGACGGTTTCGCCTCGGCAGAAGAGGATTTTTCTGACGACGAATTGTTTTAGTTTCAGTTTTTAGTCTTTCTTAGGTGTTAGTAGCGTGGACTGTGAAGTTAGCGCTACTTAATTATCGGAGAGGTGGCGAAATTAGTAAACGCACGAATTGGTTATTCGGGTATGCAGGAGACTTAACCGAGCTCCTTATTAAATACATTGCAGGTGCGAGGCCTGCCCTCTCCACTATATGCTTGAAATGATATACAGCATAGAAAGCCCGGCCCTCGGTATTGAGGTAATAATAGGCAAAGAGGTAAAAAGACGTGTCGGCAATCTTTTTATCGAAAATCGGAGGGTAATACCTGCCCGATTATAGAGAGGTGAGAAAGCTATTCCTCTCATTTATAGCGATAATAAATAGGCAATGGCAAATTATTTATACATTGACGTAGAAACGTATTCTGACGAAGACTTGACCACAGTAGGGGTATATAAATACGTAAATTCGCCTAATTTCGAAATACTGTTAATAGGCTATGCGTTTGACGACGAGCCCGTTCAAATTATAGATTTGGCGTCGGGCGATATTATGCCTCAACGATTTGTAGATGCCCTTTACGATACAGATATAATAAAATGCGCGCATAATGCCACATTCGAGCGTAATTGTTTCAGGCGAATAGGCTACGATATACCGCCGGAGCAGTGGCTTTGTACGATGATACAATCGGCTTATTGCGGTTTGCCGTTACAACTCGCAATGGTAGCCGAAGTACTCGCATTACCGGTTAAAAAAGCGGTTACCGGCACATTACTCATCAATTACTTTTCTAAACCTTGCAAACCTACTTTTGCCAACGGTAATCGTACGCGTAATATGCCTTGGCACGATACGAAAAAATGGGAAGCATTTAAAAGCTACTTACATGATGATGTTGTAGTTGCTCGCAGTATACGCGAATACTTGAGCGCATACGATATTCCTAAATTCGACAAGGATTTGTACATAATAGACCAGGCGATAAACGATAGAGGCATACGCGTCGATATTAACTTCGCAAAAGCGGCTATTGCGATAGACGATTGGTTTACGTCGAAATTGAATAAAGAGCTTTACAATATAACTAAACTCGATAATCCTAATAGTTTGGCTCAATTAAAATCATGGTTGAGCAGTAGACTACAAAAAGATATAACGTCTTTAACGAAAGCTTCAGTAACCGAAATGATAAATACGATTGAAGACCAAACTATTAGGCGAGTTTTAGAAATTAGGCAACAATTAGGTAAGACTTCGATTGCCAAATATACGGCTATGTTAAATTGCGAATACGGCGAAGATAACCGCATTCGCGGCATTTTCCAATATTACGGAGCGAACAGTACCGGACGCTGGGCGGCACGACTTGTGCAATTGCATAATCTTCCGCGTAACCATATAAAAGACTTAGACTTAGCGAGACAAATCGTTGCCGAAGGCGACGGACAGATGCTGGAAATGTGTTACGGAAACGTATCGGATATTTTATCGCAGTTGATACGTACGGCATTTATTCCCGCAAAGGGTTGTACTTTCTTGGTAGCGGATTTTAGCGCTATCGAGTCTCGCGTAATTTCTTGGTATGCTAACGAGGAGTGGCGGCTCGAAGTATTTAGAACGCACGGTAAAATTTACGAGGCTACCGCCTCTAAAATGTTCAATATACCGCTCGAGCAAATAACTAAGGACTCCGAATATCGCCAACGCGGTAAAGTAGCGGAACTCGCCTTAGGTTTCGGCGGCAGTAAAGACGCGATTACGCGAATGGATTTGTCTAACGAAATAGAGGACGAAATCAAACCGACTTTAGTGCGTATATGGCGTAAAACCAATCCTAAAATAGTAGAGTTGTGGACTAAAGTAAATAAACTTGCGATAGATAGCGTAAAATACAGAAAACGGATAGTATGCAATTTACCGCTTACACAACTCGTTTTTAATTGCGACGGAAGGGTATTTACCATAACTTTACCGAGCGGACATATCTTATATTATTGGCACCCGCGTATAGATACGGGTCGTTACGACTCCGAGTGCCTGACTTATATGAACCTTAACCAGACAACTAAAAAATGGGTACGCGAAGATACGTATGGCGGTAAATTAACCGAAAATATAGTGCAGGCTACCGCTCGCGATTTATTGGGGTATAACATGCTGCAATTGAGCGATTACAGTATCGTTATGCATGTGCACGACGAAGTCGTAATAGAGTACCCGAAACAGTATGCAGAACAGGCGCTCGACCGTGTTATAAATATACTGTCTAAAGAGGTACCTTGGGCAAAGGGCTTACCTATGGCAGCGGCAGGGTATATAACCGATTTTTATAAAAAAGACTAATACACAGACTAATATGATATATGACGGTTTAATAGATATTGCTATAGGTACCAGCGTAAATGCTACACGTTGGACTAATAAGAAAATAAAGTGGTCGGAATTGGTACAAAAGCTAATTACCGAAAATAAAACTGCCGAAACTTATGAAGAGTACATAAAATTACCGAAAGATAAACAAACCGCAATAAAAGATGTAGGCGGATATGTTGGCGGGTTTTTGGTTAACGGCCTGCGTAAACCGCAAGCGGTTTTACACCGTCAACTTATAACACTCGATTTAGATACTGCTCACGGCGATTTGTGGTCGGATATTACGTTCCTGTATAATAACGCGATGGTATTGCATGGTACGCATAAATATACGCCCGAGACACCGCGATATAGGCTTATAATGCCATTGTCTCGCGAGGTATCGCCCGACGAATACGAGGCTATTGCAAGGTATGTAGCAAACGAAATAGGGATACAGTTTTTCGACAACACGACGTTTCAGGTTAACAGATTAATGTTCTGGCCTTCGTCGCCTAAAAATATCGATTATTACGCTAAATACCAAGACGGGCCTTGGTTAGATGCGGACAAGATACTCGAGTCGTACTCGGATTGGCGAGATATAGACGAATGGCCTACCGCTACTACCTTCCAATCTAAATTAAAAGACGATTTAAACAACCAGGAAGACCCGACTTCGAAATCGGGTATAATAGGGTTATTCTGTCGCGCTTACACGATACAGGAGGCCATAGCAACGTTTATACCCGATATATACACTCCCGTTACTAATACGCGTTATTCGTTTACGCGAGGCTCGACTTCCGGAGGGTTGGTTATTTACGAAGATAAATTTGCCTACTCGTATCATAGTACAGACCCTGCAGGCGGACGATTGTGTAATGCGTTCGATTTGATACGTATACACAAATTCGGGCATTTAGACCTCGACGGTAAAACTTCGAAGGAGTCGTCTAAACGCAGCTTTAAAGCCATGGAGTCGTTTATCGTTAACGATGCAAAAGTTAAAAAACAGGTAATACTCGAAAATAAAAACAGCCGCGACTTACAAAAAACGGATTGGCTGGAAAACTTAGAACTCGATAAAAGCGGTAAATATACCAATACCGCCAATAACATAAATATTATTCTGCAAAATGACGAGGCGCTTAAAGGCGCGTTTAGTTATAATGTTTTCGACCGAAAGAAGTATATCAATAAGTCCGTTCCTTGGCGGGAGGTAACCGAGCGCGAACCTATCAGAGAAGTGGACTTTGCCGGGTTAAGAAACTATATAGAGGTCGTATATAACATTGTCTCGAGTACAAAGATAGACGACTCATTACAATTAGAATTTGAGCACAATGCCTATCATCCTGTACAAGACTACCTTACAAGCCTTATGTGGGACGGCATACCGCGTATAGAGACGGCATTTATCGATTATTTCGGCGCTATTGACTCTATATATACGCGGGAAGCCGCGAGCGTTATGTTCACTGCGGCGGTTGCCCGAGTTTTCGAGCCTGGAATTAAATTCGATTTGACCGTAGTAGTAATAGGCCCGCAAGGTACGGGCAAAAGTACGTTCTTTAAAAAACTCGGACGTAAGTGGTTTTCGGATACGTTTACCACGTTTCAGGGCAAAGAGGCTTTCGAGCAGATACAAGGCGTATGGATATTAGAGATGGCAGAATTGTCGGGTTTGCGTAAGACCGATATAGAGGCCGTAAAGCAGTTTATTTCTAAAAGTGAAGATATGTATAGACCTGCATACGGCCACACGGTAGAGGTATATCCGAGGCAATGTATATTTGTAGGTACGACTAACGAACCCGACTTTCTACAAGACCCTACAGGCAATAGACGATTTATTCCTATAGATACGTTTATGGATAAAGCCGTTAAAAGCGTTTTTAGCGATTTAGACGACGAAGTAGACCAAATGTGGGCAGAGGCTTACGAATTGTATAAATCGGGCAGGCCTTTATTTATGAGCAAAGAGGCAGAAATGTTGGCACGTATCGAACAAGATAAACACAGCGAAACAGACGAAAGACGAGGTATTATAATGCGTTTTCTGGATACTAAATTACCGGAAAATTGGAATAATATGGATATATACGATAGGCGCGAGTATTTACAAAACCCGTTATCGCAAGAAGGCAAATATATACGACAACACGTATGTATTGCCGAAATATGGTGTGAATGTTTAGGCAAAGACAAAACGGATATGACGAGGTACAACACGCGCGATATTAATGCTATTATGAAAAGTTTAAAGAATTGGGAAAAACAACCGACTACTCGAGTTTTTCCGTTATACGGAATACAAAAATATTATAGCAGAAAACAAGAAACGATATGAAAACGAGAACAGTAAAACTTACGGAGTCGGAGATTAAGCATATTATTAATTTGATAATAGATAACGAGCGCGACGGTATATATTACGGGCCTTCGAAACAGTATTGGACACGCTCGGCGAGGATAAAAGAAAAACTCGGATATACCGGTGCACCCGCGGAAAATAAGAATAGCAATATATGAAATTCGATAATTTAACTACAGAAATATTGACACGTACGAATACGTTAATCGATGATAAAACCGCAATAATTGCCGAGCTGTCGCAATTACGCGACGATATAATTATTTTGCAGTCGGCGATAGACGACCACGATAAATACAAAGCGGAAGATTTGGCTATCAATTACTTTACGCGGTTTTTACTTGTCTTGGAAGGTTTAAATGCCGATAAATCGCGTATAAGCTCGATATTTACGCAATTTATTACCGCCCTATCCGATACGAAATAAGTAAAAGGTCGTATAAGGTAAAATCTACGAGATATTTATATTCAATAAGGCATTACTCTTATTTATATAGAAATTTAAATTTTAAAACATCACTAAAATGCAAAGCGAAAAGAAAACCGAAGACTACTTAAATGCCCAAGTTAAAAAACGTAAAGGCTTGAGCATAAAGCTATTATCTATGTATATGCTCGGGTTACCCGATAGAATGGTTTTATTACCCAAAGGGTATATCGTTTTTATCGAAACCAAATCGGAGGGAGAAAAGCCGAGGCGCATTCAATCGGCTATGCACAATAAAATACGGCAACTCGGTTTCGCCGTGGAGGTAGCCGATACGAAAGAAAGAATAGACGAAATATTGGCAATGTATGACCGCTATGCTAAATCCGTCTAACCTACATCCGTATCAGTTACAGTGTATAGAGCACATTATAACACATCCGTATTGCGGGCTGTTCTTGGATATGGGGTTAGGCAAAACCGTTGCTACATTAACGGCTATAGACTATCTCATATACAAGGACTTGGATATACGTAATGCGTTAGTGGTCGCGCCCAAATACGTTGTAGAGAATGTATGGCCTAATGAAATAAATAAGTGGTCACACCTTACGCATTTACGTATCGTCGGCATTGTCGGCACGCAATCTAAACGTATAGAGGCCTTACAAAAACAAGCCGATATATATTTGGTTTCGCGTGATAATTTTGCGTGGCTATGCAGCTTTTACGGCGGCAGGTATTTGCCGTTCGATATGCTCGTATTTGACGAGTTGAGTAGTTTCAAGTCTTACAAATCTGTTCGATTTAAAGCGGCGAAGCATATACGCCCAAGTGCAAAGCGTGTAGTGGGGCTTACGGGTACGCCTGCTCCGAACGGGCTTTTAGATTTGTGGCCACAAATGTACCTAATCGATATGGGAGAACGCTTAGAAAAATCGATAACGCGCTACCGCAGTTTATACTTCAAACCGGGGCAATCGAACGGACAAATAGTCTTCAATTACAATTTGATACCTGACGGAGATAAACGCATTCACGATAAAATCAAGGATATATGTATATCTATGAATAAGCAAGACTACTTGGATTTGCCCGATAAAATAGTAAACTTCGTAGAACTTAAATTCGACGAACCTTTGCGTAAGTTATACGATAAATTCGAGAAAGATAATATCTTGCGACTATTTAAAGATAACGAGAGTTTGGATATATCCGCCATTAATGCGGCAGGGTTGTCGAATAAGTTATTACAGTTTTCTAACGGAGCTGTATACGATGACGATAAAAATTACCATGTCGTTCACGATATAAAACTCGACGCGCTCGAGGATATAATCGAAGGTGCGAACGGTGAGCCTATGCTCGTGGCTTACCAATACAAATCGGACTTAGAGCGTATGAAAGTTAAGCTTAAGCGGTTTAATCCGCGTACGATAAACTCCGAACAAGATATTCGTGATTGGAATGACCGTAAAATACAAGTCTTGCTCGTACATCCGGCTTCGATGGGACACGGCTTAAATTTACAGGAGGGTGGTCATCTTATAACGTGGTTCGGACTCACATGGAGCTTAGAGCTGTATATGCAGTTAGTATCGCGGTTACACCGTCAAGGGCAAACCCAACCCGTTATAGTCAATATACTTATAATGGTCGGTACGCATGACGAAGATGTTAAAAAAGCGATAGAGAACAAAACGATAAAACAAGGGCAGTTAATGGACGCCGTTAAAGCTCGTATACAAAAATATAAAAACGATTTTAGATATTTTTAGTAACTCGTTAGGTATTATTAGCTTAGAAAATTATTCTATATCATTCATTATTCATATCTTTATCTTATGATACATTACGAACAACAGTACTACGAAGCGCTTACCCGCACGTTAAAAGACAATATACGGGTTATAGGGCGCGATTTTGTACCGGTTATAAAAATGCGCGACCCGGTACACTTCGAGATTAATTTATTGCGAGAGGGCTTGCCGTTGTTGCGCGGCAAAAAGATGTTTCCGGTCAAGCCTTTGGTAGAACTTACGTGGATGATGCAAGGACGAAACGACCTCGCATTTCTGCAAAAGTACGGCGTTACTTATTGGGATAAATTCGATGTGGGCGATGGTACTATCGGTAACAGCTACGGCCCGCGTTTACGTAACCTCAACGGGGTAGACCAGATACAGTACGTATCGGATTTGCTGAAAAACGAACCGTATTCGCGTCGTATATTGCTATCTTTTTGGAACCCCGTAAACGACGAAGACAGTGTTGTGCCGTGTTACACGACAGTGCAGTTTAAAGTTATCGACGGGTATATAAACCTTATAGTTACGCAGCGTTCCGGCGACGCGTTTATCGGTGTACCGAACGACGTATTATTATTTGCGTATATGGCGTCGTTATTTTCGTATTATACCGGATTAATTGTAGGTACGGTATATTATACGGTGAACGATTTTCATATTTACGAGGAGCACTTACCCGCAGTACGGCAATACATGACGCAATACGAGGGCTGGTATACGTTATACGAAAAGATAAAACCGTTTATATCGGTTAAGATACACGACTATATCGGCCATCCGCCTACATCCGTAGACGAGATACTTCAAGCGTTTGTCGATACCAACTTCGAGCATGTTTACAATTTCGATAAATACAAATCTAACCCTTACATAAAAGCGGAGGTAATAAAATGAAAATCAAGCGTATAAGAGACGTTAAATTGCCGACGAGGGGCACTCCCGGCTCGGCTGGCATAGATTTTTATATACCGGATTATCCGTTTACGCAAACGGTAATAGCCCCGGGCGAGTCGGTAGTTATACCCTTAGGCGTTAAGGTAGAAATACCGAAAGGCCACGTATTAATCGCCTTCAATAAATCGGGTGTAGCCCTTAATAAGCATTTGTATGTGGGTGCATGCGTTATCGACGAAGACTATCAAGGCGAAATACACGCACATCTTACCAACGTAGGTAAAACTGAGGTATCGATATACTCGGGCGAAAAAATAGTGCAATTTATATTGCTGCCGTATATTTATACGCAGATAGAGGAAGTAGACAGTATTCACGAAGACCCTACAGAACGCGGTGAAGGCGCATTCGGTAGTACAAACCATATTTAAAATGAAACGGTACAAAGTAATTACGTATAAGGGCGAAACCGTTCGGCGTAATTTGGAAAAAGACGAAGCAAAAGAGCTTGTTAAAGAGCTGAATAGCGAATTTAAAATACCGGGCTCGTTTTATTCGGCGACAGATATTGCAAGTACCCTTTGGGTATGTATTAAGTTAGTAATGCAGGTTTTATACTTGCCTGTATATTTTACGGGTTTTGTTTTATTATGCCTCGGCCGCATTATTATAGGTATAGCCTACATGCTGCTGCTGCAGAAAAAAGCAGGCCTTAACGTGTTTAAATTTATGTTTACATGGCGACAATAAAAGAATTATTAAAAGAAATCGATTGGGACGTATATGACACAGAAAGCGACGATACGGATGTAGAAAACCGGGATGCTATTGAAAATCAAGAAGATAACGCCGAGTCGTTTCTTGAAGCGGTATCCGATAATCCTACGACTCCCGAGCAAAGACGCGCCGAGTTTATTATTCGGTCGCGCATAAAGATAGCAGAACGTGCTAAAGAAATCAGGCGCGAAGCCGCGGAGAACGACCCCGATTTATCGGCCTTAGTTTCTCGCAAGCAGTTGAATGAGTTAATCAGAATTATTACGCTTCCCGATACCGAGAAAATAGACCGGTATTGGATGCTTATTAATAAGAACGTTACTTATGCGTTGCGTAAGCTTATACCGTACGATATTTTACGGGTATACGACAAGTACAAAACGAAAAACCCGGTTACGATACCGCGCACACCGGGGTTTATTTATAAAGCTCCGCGCATATTGGGACAACCCTACGATTTGTGGTTAAGTCCGGATATTCCGTGCTATTTGCCGCAATATACGGAAGAGAAGCTTATACGCGAGCACGACCCGAAAAGGGCAAAAATAATCGACAAGCACATAATGTCGTATTACAAGTATATAAAGTACCGCGCAAAGTTGGAAATGACCTTGGCGCGCAAGTTATACAAGGTTTGTACGCGTTACGATTTGCTCGTTAAAAATGCCGATTTTTACAAAATATATATGGATAACAAATTATACGATTTTTAAACTATCAAGCCTATGAACAAGTTTTTCGTGACCACAAGCCGCGGATGGTTAATGACATCCGCGGAAACTTCAACGGCGGCTTATGCCTCCTGTAACAAACTTAAGCGCGACAAGAAGCTTGATTACAAAGTCGTACGGGCAACGCCGTACAGACTGATACTCGGTAATCCGGTAGAATTGAGTATACCGGCAGATGCCAATATCGTAATAGACGGAGGGGTAGCTTACTCTTACGTATCCGAGTCGTACTACAATACGCACATAATGGAGCGAGTAGAAACGTGGACGTGCCCTTATACGAAAGCGGAAGGTACGTTCGATAAAAATTGGCTGGACGAATGGGAAAAATAGACGCTCTATATTTTAAACGCTCCGGCATACAGGGCAAAGGCGCTATCGACCTTAACGTTAAGAACCCCAAATCGCGGGTATACGGTGTGGTAGACACTATTCAAAAAGCGCGTAGCCCCCATATATGCGATTGCTGCGGGACAACCATAGAGGCAAATACACCTTATGTCAGACGTACGAAGCAGTTTTATGCGGATAAACCGACTGCATATCAAATATGCAAATTATGTGTGAAATGCGCAGATAGTGCTTGATTTTATATAAGTCTATGGCTTATATAAATCAGTCAGAATGAATTAAAATATCAAAGATAATAAAATGTATTACTTGAATAAAAAAGAGTCTTAAATTCAAAATAAACACTATCGCCAATATGATACTACTTCGTACTAACAGTTTAGTGGAATTGAAAAGAGTAGGAGCCGCTTGCGAGATATGCGGTATGATTTTCGTAAATTTGAGCGACGGAGAAGTGTTCGCGCACGAACATCCGGCAGTATGTCATAATTGTTGGAAGGAGTTAAGCGGCATAGAAAAACGTATGTATAAACGGGCAAATAAAAATACGGTTACTCGCTAACCGTATTTTTTAAACTCGCGCAAGTAAATCATAGACTTGTCGCTATTCTCGAAACTGAAATAGGTCAAACCGTATTCACTTACTTGTATAGGTACCGTATATACCTTACTCGGTATACCGTTATTTACAAGTCTATACGAAACGGTTTGACCTATTATTTTAATTTCGCACGTAACGTTATTCGTCAAGTCGAGGTACATTTCTGCCTGAAACTCGTCGACGATATACGGAGCCGCCTTTACGACGGCTCTGTAATCGTTCGGAATAAGCTCGTACTCGATTAGTTCTAAGCCTAACGGATATTCGGCTTGCAGCTTTTGTATTTCGACTTCGCAACTATCGTCTAAATACGGCTCGTCGTAAAACATTGCGAACAACGTATCCGTAGCCATAATTATTTCGACGGTATTATCGTAGTCTATACGCTGTCTATTCATAGCCTAATTCCGCAAGGATATAATCGAGTTGTATATAACCGGCGGCGTCGACGAGGTTATCACGCTTATGACTGTATTTTTCGCGCGATAATTTAAGTGCAAGTAATACGGCCGTTACGTCGCGCGGGGTTATTTCTTTTCGCCGAATAGCCGACGCTATCGCGCTAATCGATACGAAACTCTCTTCTGCCGACTCGTACCCGCGCGTACGGTTATTAACGATATTGTCGGCTTCTGCCAAAATACTAAGCTCTTCTGTCGTTTTCATTGTTTTGTCGTTTTAAATAATTCGAATGTATACTATATTTTCGTAAACGGGATTATAGATTGTGCGTACGAGTTATCCGGGTCGTAGCTTTCTAACCAACCTACGGAGAAACCTATTCCGCCTCTCTCTTTGGTTAGTTTTCGTGCCAAGGCGATTATACTTCGTCTACTTAATCGGCCGTCGAGTAAAACGTGATAGTCCGACCCGCAACCGACCATAGGGTATCGTTTCGAAGTGTCTAAGCGGTTATTGACTCTGTCGTATGTACCGATTGATAATACCCAGATAAATAAGCATTTTCTGTTCATTGTTTTACTGTTTTAATTGGTTCTGCGTCGGTTATTAATTGCGACAATTCTGTTTGTAATTCCGATAATTTCGATTTTACTCGCGCAACGTATAAGTCGAGTACTTCCGTAATCGGCATAAATTTATCGGCGAGTGTAACAGAGTTATGCAAACGCGAATATAGGCGTATGCCTTCGAACGTGTAACTACCCTTTTTATAGTCGTCGTAAATCGAGTCAATTCGACTCAATTCATCGTTATATTCTTTTATTTGCGCCTGCAAAGCGATTGCCTTATTCAATTGGTCTAACGTCATAGTTTATACCGGTTTAAGTATTTCTATTTTGCCGTAATACGGATAAATGCTACCGTCGCGATATATTTCGTAACGGAGCGTTTTGTCTTTTGCCCTGTAGAGGGTTAAAGTCGAAGGATTGTAGTTATTGCCTAAACTATGACCCGCTACATTTACGTAATTGTACGTAGACGGACAATGCCGTTTAGGCGTACCTTTATACAGCTTTGCCGGAACAACGAGGTTCTTACCTTCCATAAATATTTCCAGCCAAATATCGATATACGGTTTTTGCCTTTTCATATTATGCGTTGTTTTTAAGAACAATCATTTTTTTAGGTACATAGCAAAAATCGAAATGTTTGCATTGATGCGGCGTATCCGATAATTCGAATAATTTACATCCTTCGCAATTCTCGTTCTTGTCCGTTTTTAGACAAAACTCTTTAGTAGCTCCGCAAAAGAAATACTCGGATTTCAAATCCTTTTCGACCGACCAAATAATAAGTTCTTTCAGTCCTTCTTTTTTCATTTTCGAAATAAAATGCGACTTCGGGTATAACATAGGGTCGTCTAAGTTATCGCTCGCATAAAGATTTTTTGTTTTCATATCATTCGTGTTTTGTTAAGTTATTGATAGACTTGATAATTAGCTTTGCCGTAACTTCGTTGAATTTTTCGACTCTGACGGATATGCTGTTCGTCAGTGCGCCTACCGCGATATAAATATCGACTTTCGCGCATTTGTCAATCCTGTAAAACTCGCCGAATATCGGCTCCGGAATAACCTTAATAATCAGGTTGTTCTTAAGTACTTTTCTTACGCTATTTTTATTGTAGTTAGCGTAAGATATGTCGGTGTCGGCATATAACGCATACCCGCTTTCGAACGTTTTTAAGCGCATACGATAGTCTATAATCGTTCCGTTCGCAAGCGCTTTGTCGTATATCGCTTTATAGTAGTCGCAAATATCTATCATGGCGACTTTGCACATTTCCTGTGCTTTAATATCGGTGTCGATGTAGTTCATAGTTGCGTATCTATTAGTTCCAATTTACCGTAGTAAACGCCGAGGCCGTCGATGTAAGAAGTGCTGTACCTCAATGCGCCGCGCGGCGTTTTATAAATCGTTATCCGGTTAAATTCGAAAGGCAATAACCCGTAACGGCAATACGTACCTACTTTTTTGTAGGTCAAGGGCTGATGCTTTTTAGGCTTGCCCTTGTATAACTTCGCTTTAACGACTTTGCCGTTAATGAGAATGTCTATTACAATGTACGTTTCCATATTCGTATAAGTTTATAGTAAATCTCGCATTAGCTCCGAGTTACACGTAATCATTTCGAATGCCTCGTTTCGGCCTTTAGCGGTTAATCCGGGTATCGTAATTACGTACTCGAGGGCTTTTCTTACATAATTCTTTTCCGATACTATTTTTACGTAAGTAGCCTTTTTGGTAGCCAAAACTACCATCAGTACCGGTTCGCATTTGAACTGCGCATAATAGTGCTTGTACAAGTCTTCCAAATGCTCGAGTACAAGCTCCAACAGCATGGCTTCATCAGTAGCCAAGCCGTCGTGAAATTCGATAGTCTCTTGTAGCGTCATAGTCTTACAATAAATTTTTAACAAAAGCAGAATTGAAAGCAATTATACCTGCTATTTCCTTACGCTCGTCTTCGGATATATCGGGTATCGTGTTTACGAACTCGTCTATCTTTTCGACAAGTTTATTCGCGGGTACGATTTTTGCGTAAAGCTCGGTATTGACCATAGCCGCTACCATCAGTACCGGCTCGCAACCGAACTGCTTTTTGTAATGTTCGCGTAATTCGTCTAAATGCTCTACTATGGGAGCAATTGCCATTGTTTCGTCCACGGCCAAATCGTCGTGGAAGTCGATAATTTCTTGTAGTGTCATAATTTAGTTGTTTTTAATAAGTTAGCGATTTCTTATAAGGTCGTTCTTATAAGTTATCCGGTAGTCGGGCGGTCTTTATTCGCCTCCTCCGCCCGACCTTAATAACGTTATTTACGTCGCTTCTTAGTACCGCACGCTTTTGCACGGTTATATTCGACCTGTTTCCGACTCGGATACCCTAAGGCTTCCAATAAGTCGTTCGGGTCGTGAATAATCTTATAGCTCCGTTCTTTTTTCGCTTTCATTTCGGACAGTCTTTAAAGAAGCTATTGATTTTGTCCTCAAACTCGGCAAACCGGTCTTTTAACCGTTCCGATTGTAACAACCCGGCCATTAATTCCGGATTAACTTCGCTTTTGTCGTAATCGTAAAACTCTATGAGCGATTTACTTTTTGTCAATGTAGGGTCATGCTGCGACAAATATCGTATTGCCTCGTCTCGGTCGGTTACCTCGACGTCAAATCCGCCATTGGCTAACAGCATTCCGTAAATCGTACCGAAAGGGCGTTTTTGGTCGATGTCGTCAATATCGATATACTTCAGTATATCTACCTCTGTACTAAGCCCTTTTAAAAAATTCTCGATTTCTTGTTTTGTGCGCATAATGATTTAATCTTTAAAGAAGTTATTAATTTTAGGTCGCAACGAACAGAACGCGCGGCGCGTATTTTCCGAAAGTAATAACCGTGCCAGCAACTCGGCGTCGATGTCCTCTTCAGTATATCCGCAAGCTACCGCCAACGATACGCTTTTATTCCATGACGGGTCATGCTCGCCCAAGTATTTTACTGCGTCTTCGTAGTGCGCCACGTCTATATCGAAACCCCCGCTTTCGATTATCATGTCGTATATAGACTCGAAGGGGTGTTTCTGGTCGATACGCCATATACTGACGTACATAAGCACATCGACCGGCGTATCGAGCCCCTCTAAAAATTCTTTAATTTCCTGTTTGGTTCGCATAGCGGTCAGTCTTTAAAGAAGTTATCTATCTTGTCTTGCAACTCGCAAAATTCCTTTCGCGTATTTTCGGAAAGCAGTAAGCTCGCGAGTTGTTCGCTGTTGATGTCGGTTATGCTTAAGCCGAGCTCTGCCGCCAAAGTCAGGCTCTTGATTAAGCACGGGTCGTGTTCGCTCAAATATTCCATCGCGTTATCGCAATAGATTATCTCCATAATAAATCCGTCGTTCTCGAGCACCATTTCGTACATCGACTCGAAAGGTCGATTAGGGTCTATACGGTCTATTTCAATGCACTCGAGTACGCTTTCCGGTAAATTTAATTCGCGTAAGAATTGTTCGGTTTCTTGTTTAGTTCTCATATCTATTTGTTTTTAAAGAAGTTATTGATTTCGTCTCTTAACGTCAAGAATTGACGCCGCATTTTAACGGAGTACAATAATCTTGCCAACAATACGGGCGTCATATCTTTTGCCACATATCCGCAAGCCAAAGCAACGGCCATGCTCTCAACCCTAAACGGGTCGTGTTTGTCTAAATAGCGTAACGCCTCTTCGGTATTTACGTGAAGCTCGAAGCCTCTGTTCCTGTCAATCATATCGTACATCGCCTCGGCAGGGCGGATTTCGGGTATACGGTCTATTTCCACGAGCTCCAGTATGTCGAGGTCGGTGTCGAGTTTACTTAAAAATTTCTCTATTTCTCGTTTTGTGCGCATAACGTTTTAGTTTTTAAAGAAGTTGTCTATTTTGTCTTTTAAAGTTAGGAATTGTTGCCTTGTTCTCTCCGATAGCAATAAACTTGCCGCTACGGTAACACTTAGCTTGTCGTCGGTGTATCCGCAAGACGCCGCAAGTCTCTTGCTCTCGATACCCTGCGGGTCGTATGCGATTAGATACTTTACCGCATTATCGTAGTACTCTATTTTGAGCGTAAAACCGTTCGCGTCTTCAATCATTCTATAAATGGAATCGAACGGGCATCTCGGGTCGATATTGTCTATATCGATGTAGTCCAAAAAATCGATCGCCGCGTCGAGACTCCGTAAAAAGTCCTCTATTTCCTGTTTAGTTTTCATACGTCAGTCTTTAAAGAAGTTATCTATCTTGTCTTTTAAAGTTAGGAACTGTTGTCTTACTCGCTCAGATAATAATAAACTCGCCAAAGTAGTAAGAGTCGCGTTATCGGCGTTATACCCGTGGTCAAGAGCAAGTTTTTTACTTTCGGTTAGACTCGGGTCAAATATCGATAAATATATTGCAGCGGTATCTGCGTACAATACTTCATAATTAAACCCGCTATTATCGTTTAGCTGTTTATAAACGGACTCGAACGGATGTTCGGGGTCGATACTGTCTATATCGATATAGTCCAAAAAATCGATCGCCGCGTCGAGACTCCGTAAGAAGCCCTCTATTTCCTGTTTAGTTTTCATACGTCAGTCTTTAAAATAAACGGTATATGCCGTATCGTTTCCTATAGGAAGGTTAAGAAACACGTCGTCGCAATCCTCAATATCGGACTCAATGACCCCGAGTTTCTTAATGTCCTTCACAAGGTTTCCCCACGCAGGGTCGCCCTTATAAAAATACTTACCTGCACATCCGCAACGGCAATGCCTATCGCGACCGTAGTAAATCTTACATACGCGTGAAAAATCGATTTTACTCGTATCTATTCTCATAATCGTAAATAATAAAGTCGTCCTGCACCGTATACACGGCGCAAGACGACAGTCCGTTACTGTTCATACCATTCCTTATAAGCCTCTAAAGCTTTCATAATCAACTCGTTTACCCTCGTTTTAACGGAGGGCTGAAGCGGTTGCGTAAACAGTGCTTGTCCCTGACCCGGGCCTTCTTTACAAGGATATGCAAAAGCATATTTATCCGAGTCTATTCTGTAGCCAAAATAGCTCTTTTCCGGATTAAACCGCTCGCAAATAAACTTGTACCCCGACCGTCCGCTATAATTATAACGGAGAAACATTGCCGGTGTACCGTCGCCGTTGTCCTTAATTACGAAAGAACTGTTCTCGAGAAACCTGTCGAGCCATCTCTGTGTCCCGAATAGTTTTTCGCTGTTTACTTCGATTTCTACCTCGAGTCCGTTTTTCGAAACGAATTTTGTCACTTCCATTGTTTTAGTTTTTAATTATGCCTACTCTATTGACGACTTTTCGGCTTCCGTCGTTGTACTTATTCGAAGTTCCAAACTTCACAAGTCTTTATTTTCAAGACTTTAGAATAAGTTTCTTGGTATAGTACGACCAAGTTTCTTGGTAGGATATGACCAAGTTTCTTGGTACAATACGACCAAGTTTTCCGATATTGTTTAGTACTTCCTTCCGTATACAGAACTTAATGTACTTTTTGTTCTGTATACAATATCTAACCTTAACCGTTAGATTTTGGTAGGAAAGACTAAATTTTTTCATATTCAAAGGTAAGAAATTTATTTCGAAGTAAGAAACATATTCTGCAAAAGGTTATTAAAATTCAAGGTTTAACCGCAAAAATCTATTAAAAAAACTGTTAAATATATATAAAAAAAGGACCGTTTCCGGTCCTTTTTTTAACTTTTCTTAACCTTATTCAAGGTCATTCGTAACTTCTGACGTTTCGTCTAAATTTCGCAATTCCGATTCAATACCGATTAATTCGTTTTGAAGTTGGTCGATTTTGAACCTTAATTCGTCCATCTTTTTTACCAATTTTTCGCGTTTTTTAACGGGGTCGTCGTTTTCGGACAACTCCATTAAACGTTTTTCTGCCCGTTTTAATGTTTCCGGGTCAATTTCGTCCGAAATTTTGCCAATATTTGACAAGGTTTTGTAAAATTGACGGTTGGTCTTTTCGTCGACCAACTTTAACAAAACCGTATTGGTCCTCTTATCGAGGACCACCGACTTGATTAAAAACCGGTTGTCCGAAATTTCCGTAAACCTTCCGACATAAGACCACGCCTGTTTTAACAGGTTTTCGACGTCTTTTTCCGTTTTCGGACTTATTGACCTTTGTTTGGGACTAAAGTCCTCCACCTTCTCGTCCAAAATTTCGATTAAATCGGACCCGAATGCCTTACGAATAACTTTCCCGGTTTTTAAGTCTTTGACGGTCCATAAAGGGTTTTTAGCACGAACGTCGTCCAAAACCCCTGTTACCACACCCTCAACCCATTGAATGGAATTGAACGGGACAACCCGGGCACGATACCCGATTTTGGACTTCATTTTTTTAACGACTTCAGACCTTGTCAGGGTTTCAGTTTCTTGAACTTCATTGGAAGTTTCTTGCATGTCCTCATCTATGTTAACATAGATTGGACTTTCTTGACTGTTAACAGTTGTTAACAAGTCCTGGTCTTTCTTAGTTGTTTTCATATTACAAATTGTTAAAGAACGTTATTGGTAGCAAAATACTACCAATATCCAATTGGACTGTAGTCCTTAATTGAACAGTATAAAGATAGAAAAATAAATTGAATTACGATACTAAAGGAAGTTAAAGTTTGACTTCAAAAATAGGTCGAAAAGTTAAAAAATATTAAGGAATAACCCCCTATACAGAACTTATTTTATAAGTCGTATTTATAATTGTAACTACACTTATAAATCGAATTTATAACGACGTACGAAAGTCTCGTTAAATATAGAACCTAATTTATAAATTAAATTTATAAGTTAGGTCAACATATAAGTCAAATCTATAATTATAAGTTATAAGTCAAATCTATAATTAAGGACAACATATAAGTCAAATTTATAACTTATAAGATATAAGTTATATCTATATTGTGACTACCCTAATAAGTACTACTTATTAGGTTTAGTTAACAAATGTTTTTAGTTAATAGTTATAGGACTGCTAAAATTAACATTCGTTAACTGAAGAGGTTTTAAGGAAGGTAAGAAAATAAGTAGTTAATTTGCAAATATTTAGCTAATAAAATTAAAAGAGGATAGGTTAATTGCTGAATTAGGTTAAAGGAGATTAAGGACTTTTGCAATTAGGATTTTAACTATAATTTACATTTGTAAATTTACATTTGTTAATTTTAGTTTACATTTGTAAATAGGTCATTCTCCTTCAATTTTAGTACTTATTCACATTCGTTGACACTTATTAACAAATTGACTTATGTTCCTTTATTTAACACTTGTTAACACTTATTAACAACTCCACCTATCAACCTTTTTTTACAATTCTTTGCACTTATTAACAGAATAGGTTATTAGACATTTCTTACAATTCTTTGCACTTGTTAACAGAATAGATTATTAGGTTTGGTTCACAAATCTTTGAACTTATTAGCAGTTCCCCCTATTAGGTTTGGTTCACAATTCTTGACAAGTTTTAAGAAGTGACTCTAATTTAGATTTTAACATATTTTTGAAATTAGGGGGTAGGTTGATGGAAGGGGGGGCCCTTTATAATATATATAGAGCAAGGCGCGTCTCGAAAAATAAAATTTGAGCCAAATCTATATCCCCAACAATTCTACCTAAACCCGGTTTTTGTACGGTAATAAGCCATTGGCTCCCATAAAAAATTATAGGGGCCATAAGCCTTTTAGCGGATACGGGGGAAAATTGGTACAAATTTCATAAACAATAAATGGAATTATTGTTTAAGACTAACTGCTTGACACCCAGCTCGATAGAGGCCTTTTAAACAATAAACGAGAAAAAACGGACTAAACTTTTTTTCGTCAATTGTAAATGAATGCTAAAAAAATAATTTGGGACTTTATCCTAAAAATATTTCGAATTTTAAACAATAAACGAAATTATTGTTTAAGACTAACTGCCTGATACACAACTCGATAGAGGCCTTTTAAACAATAAACGAGAAAAAACGGACTAAACTTTTTTTCGTCAATCGCAAATGAAAGCTAAAATCAGACCCGAAAAAAGCCTATAAAAAAATTTAAGCCTTTATCCCAAAAATATCTCAAATTTTAAACAATAAACGAAATTATTGTTTAAGACTAACTGTCTGGTATACAAGCCAATAGGAGCCTTTTAAACAATAAACGAGAAAAAACGGACTAAACTTTTTTTCGTCAATTGCAAATGAAAGCTAAAATCAAGTTGAAAATAAAATTGACTGTTTTACTCAAAAATATTTTGAGTTTTAAACAATAAAATGGACTCAAATCGCAAAAATTCGCAAATTTAACATTTTAACTCTTTGATTTTCAATGAATAAACAAAATAAACACAACCTTTAGTTTATTGTTTAAGAAAATTTATATTGATTTTCAAGTAGTTAGGGGGCCTTTTAAACAATAAACAATAATTTTAATACAAACTTTCCATTGGAAAATGAGCTTAAACGCTAAAATTTTAGCATTTAAGCTCATTTCGCCCAGAAAGTTATATAGATTTTATTGTTTATTGTTTAAAATGCCAGTTTTTAGGCCTGTAACCCCCTCATTTTTAATAGGTTATTCCATAAACAATCATTGTTTATTATTGTTTAAGATTTGTGCCCGCTAAGCCGCTAACCACTTTATTTACAGACAATTAAGCTCTTTCGAAGGTCAAAAATTATTGTTTATGAAGGCTCCGAAACTCAAACAAAGAATTGTATCGCGCTGATTTTTAGCTCGTTACATTTTTACTCCGTTTTTTAGCACTTTTTGTTCTCCCGCAAGCCACTTTTTTAAGGGGAGTTCCCATAAAAATGAAAATACAGGATAACCTTTAGGTAAATTTTTAGCTTAAAATATTTCCTCGTTTAAATTTTAATTTTTATATTTGTATTCGTAACGCTATATTCTCTTTATATGGAACCCGTAAAAGATAAACTCGATAAACTGATACCCGACAGAGGGTCGTTGCCGAGCCCCGGTTTGGCAAATGCGATAAACGATTTGCAAACTGCCGAGGCAGAGAAGCTGTTAGACTCGGAGCGTAGGGCGAAAGCCCGCAGGTTGAGGGCCAAAGTAAAATATTATAAGAATAAGTACGGGCCGGAATACGAGCCCGAGTTCGACGAAGAGGGCAATTATATAGAACCGCTATACCCGCCGGAATTAACGACGAAAACGATACTCAAAGAAGACGATTACGAAATAGTGACGACCCCCCTCATAGACGACGAAAAGACGGACGTCATGTTCACGGGTCAGTATGCCCACCTAAACGGCACTACTTCCCCCCAAATCGCCCGCCTGTTCAAGAGGCTCAATATAGACGAGACGGTCAGGCTCACCAAATCCGAAATGTTCGACCTTGTCGCCACACTCATGATGTGCAACGAGAAACAACTGAAGGCTATCCTAAACAACAGGCGTGTGCCGGCCGCAGTGCGCATTATCGTCAAAGCCCTGGAGACCGATATGAAAGTAGGCTCTCTGGACACCGTAGAGAAGCTGTGGGACAGGATTTTCGGCAAGCCTTCGCAGACGGCCAATATTATAGACGAGAGGCCCGTGTCGGCCCTGCAAGAGTTGTTGCCCGGCGTTAAACCGGGGAAAACCATTAGTCGAGAGGCGTATTTGCTGATTAAAGAACGGCTATTCGGAGATTGACCTCCTTCCTTATACATTATATATGAGCTACACGCAGAAATCCCAATCGCAACCTACCGCTTTAATGCGCGATACGACGCCTGTACCGCTCGACCCGGTACAGGTACTGCGCTTAGAGTTGTTGACCTCGCTCACGAAATACACGAAAGCGATGTTCAAAGCGCAGCACAAGCGCTCGTTCGTGCTCGCGCGCCACCACGAGTTGATAATCGAGAAACTCGAAGGAGTGCTCGACGGTAAAATCAAACGCCTCATCATTAATATAGCGCCGCGTTACTCCAAAACGGAGCTGGTGGTAAAACAGTTCATAAGTGCGGGGTACGCGCTTAACCCCCGATGCAACTTCATGCACCTGTCCTATTCCGACGCACTCGTTAACGACAACTCCGCGCAGATACGGGAATTGATGAACCTGCCTATATACAGAGAGTTGTTCCCCGAGTCCGCTTTGGAGAAACCCGGTAAAGCCTCGTCCGAACGATGGAAGACGAAAGCCGGCGGCGAGTTCTACGCGGTATCGACGCAAGGTCAGGTAACCGGCTTCGGTGCTGGTCAGGTGGACGATATAGAGGCCGACAACCTGGATAACGAGTGGTTACGTTACGACGACGAGTTCCTCAACAAGTTGGGGCTTATAGGGGCTAACTCCAACGTATTCAGCGGGGCTATCATCATAGACGACCCCATCAAACCCGACGATGCGCTGTCCGATATACTGCGAGAGAGGGTCAACCAGCGCTTCGAGACGACCATACGCTCCCGTACCAACTCCCGCAATACGCCCATCATCATCATTATGCAACGCCTGCACGAGCACGACTTGTGCGGATACCTCCTGGAGAAGGAGCCCGACGAGTGGGAAGTGCTGTCGCTGCCGGCCATACAGGCAGACCCGGAGACTGGAGAAGAGTTCGCGCTCTGGCCGTTCAAGCATACGTTGGAAGAGTTGTACCGCCTCCGCGAAGCAGACCCGATGGTGTTCGAGACACAGTACATGCAAGACCCGAAACCGAGAGAAGGCCTGTTGTACACGCACTTCGGCACCTATACTACGATACCTCAGGAGCCCGGTATGAAGCGATGCAACTATACCGACACGGCCGATACCGGAGCGGACTTCCTGTGCTCGATAGACTTCGTCATGGGTAAAGAGTACAACTACGTTATAGATGTGCTGTATACGAATGCCCCCATGGAGGTTACGGAGCCCGCCACGGCTCAAATGCTCACGAAGGACAGGATAGACTTGGCAAGGATAGAGAGTAATAACGGCGGTCGCGGATTTGCCCGTGCGGTCATGCGCTTATTGAAGACGGACTTCCGGAATTTCAAAACGACGGTGACGTGGTTCACGCAGTCGCAGAATAAATACGTACGCATACACACGCAATCGGCGGAGGTGATGAACACGACGCTTATGCCCGAGGATTGGGCGACGCGCTGGCCTAAGTTCCATACCGCTTTGATGTCCTACAGGAAGGACAACAAACGCCGCAGTCAACATGACGACGCGCCGGATGCGCTGACAGGTACGTACGAGATGCGGGACAAGGTTGCAAAAAAGAAAAAGATAAAGCAGCTCAATGCTAAATAATGCTAAATAATGTTAAAATAGAGATTTTTAACGCCGATTATTTTATTATATAAAGAATAATATATATATTTGTTTACGAAATTATTAACTATTAATACGAATTATTATGGGATTAAATTGTGCATGTCCTCCCGCCGCGTCGTTAACCGGATTTGCTATTCCCGAATGCCTCGAAGGGTTCGGCCAAGTGAACAAAGTTATCTTTCAGCGCATATTCTCTGCAGCAGGTACGAAAAATAAGCTCATAGGCGACCCTGCGGCATTGGCTTCTTGGACTCCGGCATTTCTTGCCGACGACGGAACGAAAATGGTCATTACTCCTTACGTATCTAACCCTACGGTTACCGCGGGAGCGAAAAAGACTTACGGAGGCGGCAACGCCACTCCCGGAGGATTGATTAAGATTATCGGTGCCGAGCCTACCGCATTCACGGCACAATTCGACGATATGCCGCAATCGGTTATTAAGGCGATGAAGGCGTTAATGTGCGAAAACGTAGGCGTGTACCTCGTCAACGAGAGAGGGCAGATAGGCCTCAAGAAAGTAACGATTGACGGCACTCCCGTTACGTACGAATACATGCCTATCCCTATCGCTTCGCTGTTCATCGGCGACAAGGTCTTGGGCGGGCTCGATAATCCCGATACCAACGCCATCGAGTGGAACTGGCCGGCTAATTGGAGCGACGACTTTGCCGTTATTACGCCTAACTTCGACGCGCTCGGCGCATTGGTAAATTCGATTTGATATGGCAAAGCAGACTTTTGTAGAGTTGTACTCGCCCGAGTTATGCATGCTGTATAGCTTCGAAATAGGGCACGCGACGCGTATATTGCGCGACGCAAACGCTTCCTGGGTATTACCGGAAAACAGTAAATACGAATTTGTCGATAATGAGCTTAAGCTTAGAACAAATAAAAGAAAGTCTAACGAGTCCGAGTAAGACGCGCGTTATTAAACGTGCGGCTTACCTGGAGGAGGTAGTACGCTTTCACACCGACACCAATTTAAACGAAGCGAACATAGCGCGAGCGAGTTCCGATTTTTTGGCGTGGGTAAAAGGGTTGTTGCCCGAAGACAAATACAGGATATTCTTACAGCTATACAGGTTTCCGCTTTATACGCCTTCCGTAGTAGAGAGTATTTATATCGATTTGGGGCGCGTGTTCGACAGTCGCAACTATTCGTCGACTTACCAATTCGTAAGTAGCGAGTTGTTAGACGATTGGGACTACTACAAACTTCACAATCTTCGTTCTCCCGTTATATGGAAAACGGAAGGCTGGGACAAAATGAAAACGGCGCCGAATAGCATTCTAATCGTAGACTTGCCTGCCGAACAGACGACAGAAAAACCGGAGCCGTACTTTTATTGGCTCGATATTCTTAACGTTATCGACTACCGGTTAAAACCCGACGGCGTAAGCTTCGAGTGGATAATTTTCAAGCAGCCGAACAACGTTATAGCCGTCTTCGACGATACGCGCATGCGTACGTATCAATCGGAAGAGAGCTATACGAAGATTTTGGGGCAACTTACGGATACCGTGCACAACCTCGGGTACTGCCCTGCGAGGTTCTATTGGTCGGAAGCGCTCAATTCTAAAGAGCCCGATTTAAAACGCAATCCTATCGTCAAAGAGCTGTCCAACCTCAACTGGCTGTTATTCTTTGTTATAAGCAAGCGCCACTTAGACTTGTACGCGCCATATCCGATTTACAGTGCTTACGAAACTTCGTGCGATTACGTTAACGAAGAGACGCAAGCCTATTGCGACCACGGATTTTTACGTAATCCTGACGGTTCTTACAGTACGCTGCGAGACGGGTCGGTAGAGCAGTGTCCGATATGCAGAGACAAGCACTTGGCAGGCCCCGGTTCCTTAATCGAGGTGCCTGCGCCTGACAGAGATACGGGCGATATGCGTAACCCCGTACAGATTACGTCGATAGACGCCGCGTCGCTTAAATACAACGTCGACGAATGCGAAAGGCTCGAGCAGCTAATTCGCATGCGCATTGTAGGTATAGGCGGTAACATCAGCGAAAAAGAGGCGATGAACGTTTCGCAGATTTTAGCTACTTTCGAGGACAAGATTTCGGTACTCAACAAGCTGAAAGTCAACTTCGAGAACGCACAAAGGTTTGTGGAAGAGACGATTTGTCGCCTGCGTTACGGCAGTAGCTTTATCGACTTGTCGATTAATTACGGTACAGAGTTTTATATCTACTCGATAGAGGATTTGTACAACAAATACGATATTGCGAAAAAGAACGGCGCGACTAACGCGGAGCTCGACTTGTTGCAAAATCAGATACTCGAAGTCGAGTACAAGAACAACCCGATGTTACTGCAACGCTTGCTTATACTGAAGCACATAGAGCCGTTAAGGCACTATACGACGCAAGAGGTAATACAATTCGTTCAACAAGGCCTGGTCGATGTAGAGACGGCAATATTGAAGCTGAATTTCGGTGCTTTGATAGACAGGTTCGAGCGCGAAAACGTCAATATCGTAGAGTTCGGTTCCAAAATAGACTTCAATTCGAAAATTAACAACATTATACAAATTTTAAAGAGTTATATTTATGAAACTATCCCCACAGCAAGAGAAACAGTTCAAAGCCCGTCAAGCGGAGTTGGACAACAAGCTCAAAGCGTTTAAAGCGCTGGAAAAGCTTTCGCCTCAACAGGCAGACGAGGTAAAGAAAATCGAAGCAGAGCTGACGCGTATTAAAGAAGCGCTCGAAGCGGAAGACGAAGGGCCTATGGTAATAGCCATGCCCGATGAAGCGGCAAATTACGTCGTGCCCAAAGGAGAAGAGCATTACGTACATATCCGCATGTTTATCGGTAACAGGTTCGACCCTATTACCGGAGAAGAGACTACGTCGTATACAATTCAGAAGTTTAACGTAACCGACTTCAAGAATTTCGAAAAACAGGCTCCGCGCTTAGGTTATCATTACGGTTTCTTGCATAAACCTGCAGGGTTCAAATCTATTTACGCAAAAAAATAACGGTATGGCACTCACAATCGAAAAATTAAAAGAAGAGCAACTATTGGCGTCGCTAACGCCGGAGCAACTTACCGCAATTGCGGCTTTAAGCGCGGCAGACGAGAATACCGTTATCGGTACACGTATAGGGGAGCTTCACGGTTCTTACGAAAAAGACGTATTTGCGGTAACAGGCATTCCTAAATTACCCGGCGAAAAGGCTTACGAGTACAACAAACGCGTTCTTTCCCATTTTAAAAACGAGTTGGAAACGACAACGAAAACCGTAGACGAGATTAAAGCCGAAAAAGCGGCTATCGAAGAGCAGCTTAAATCGGGAGGAACGGATGCGGCGCTTAAATCGCAGTTAGAGCAAATCAATAAAGCGCTTAAGGATGCGCAAGACGCACTAAAAGCGAAAGACGAGCTTATTAAAACGAAAGAAACGGAGTTTACCAATCAGCTGACGCAAACGAAAGTTAATTTCCAATTTGCACAGGCGAATAAGGATATTAAGCTTAAACCCGTCTATTCCGACAGCATAGCCAATACCTTACTTATGCAGGCAAAGAACGAAATATTGTCGAAGTATACGCCCGATTTTGTGGTAGACGAAACGGGTAAAGAAACTTTGGTTTTTCGCGATAAACAGACTAACGAAATTGCGCGCAATCCGGATACGGGCTTGAGTCCGTACTCTATACACGACCTGTATAAAACTACGGTACTGAAAGACGCTATCGATACGGGTACCAAACAACCGGGCGGAGGCACTACGGGATTTATGCCGAAATCGCCTGTCGATGCGCACGGTATCGATTTAAGCGGCGTAAAAACGCAGCGAGAAGCAGACGAATTGATTTACAATCATTTGATGGCCAAAGGGTTGGCACGCGGAACAAAAGAATTTTCCGACGAGCAGGCCAAAATACGACAGGATAATGAAGTAGCCAAACTACCGATTAGATAAATTCACATACGCAGGGGTAACGTATATTTACTAACATACTAATTTTTACATTTATGAGTTTAATTAACACACGCATTCAAAACATTCGGGCAAATTCTAACCTCGACAAGAACGAGTACCGCCCGAGTCGCTACGGAGCGTTCGATACGTTTATGATGCAGACAAGCGACCCTGCCGGAATTATATCGGACGAACTCGCGCAAAAAGCATTTCAATCTATAGGTAATACTATAGAGGTGCCCGTTATTAACTACGATGCCGGTATTACTATCGGTAATACGCGCGACATTGTCATTCCGCACAGCGAAAATACGTCGGCAATGTTGGCAATTTCTTTTGCTACTTATGCTTGGGGTTTTACCATCGTGCCTTCGCAGCACATGAACAACGAAATCAGCATTCAAAAAGACTTCGAAAAGAAATTTACGAAGTACTTGTATGCACTTGCAGCCGACCTCGAAGGAGTGGCCGTTGCGTCTCTTTCTGCAGCTAAATCGCAGGTATTCAAAGACTTGTTGACTTACACCAATACTGCAAACGTAATCGGCGCAACTTGGGACCAACGCGATGCTTTAATCGGTGACCTTAATGTGATTATGGGCGCTAACGACTTTTTCGGTCAATATCATCTTATTGGTAACGCCGGTGTAGAAAGCATTATCCGTAAACTTGCGCAATTCGGCTTGTACAACGAGCAAATGAAGTACATGGAGTACTCCGACAAGATTTTGCACTTTAGCAATACCATTACTAATGCCGCCGGTAAATTCGGTACAGGGTATTTGGTTGAAGGAGGCAATCTCGGTATTCTTACTCGCGTCGAGCGCGAAAGTATCTTAAGGTCGTCTACCGGAGACGGTCACGAATGGGATATAGACACTTTGCCTATGCTCAATTTACCGGTAGGCACTTACTACTACGACTCCGTAGAAAATGTAGCGGCTGACGCTAATTTCGGCGCACATGTTGCAGACCTGACGCGTGCGAGGGTTGAACATTACGGCTTTGCCGTGGACGTTGCTTTTGTTACGGCGTATAACAGCGCTCCGACAACTTTGCCGAGTCCTATTATCGCTTTCGATATAGCAGCCGCACCGTAAGCCTTAGTGTTCTCTTCGCTTCTTTAGTTTTCAAGTGTGTTGCCCGGTAGTGTCGGGTGCTTACGAGTTAAGTTACTCGACACTGCTTTTTAATTAAAACGTCGATAATGCTGAATATTACAGAAATCAAAAACGCTTTTTCGGGCTTGGTCGGCTTCAGTGACGATATGAGCGCGCATACGCAAAAACTGCAAGCTTCGCTTAAACGCAGTTTGTCCGGTACGTATTTCCAAGATGCACATCCGCTAATTACTTTACAGGTACTCGAGGAAATTGCTCCTCGCAATTTAAGCCTCGATAGATTTGTCGAAGTAGTTAACGGCTCGGCATATAATGTCGGCGATATTGTAAAAAGTGCGGATAAAATTTATATGGCAATTGCCGATACCGTTTATACGGGCGTATTTGACGCAAATTGGGAAGAGACTAATTTATTTTCTATTTGGCTATTATCTAAGGTACAGGCTACTATAGTTAAAGTAGTGCAAACCGTATTGTCTAACAGCGCGATAGATTTGGACGCCAAGCATACGCTAACCGAAGACGTTCTATTTACGGGAGCCGGTTATATTAAAGACGTAATCCCGAATAGTAACAATTTGGTCGGGCTCATAGTAGAGCCTCGTTTTATGAACGGCATAAGCCTGAAAATAAACAAGATAGGCCTTCAAAGTACGGTTCCGGGCGATTTAATGCTTTATATCTTTCATTCGTCGTCGAATTTACCGGTAAAAATAATCAAATTGGCTAAAACCAAATTCGACACTTTCGAATGGACTAATACTGACGATTTGGTTTTAACCAATTACGATTATGCGCCGAACGGCTATTGGATTTTTGTATATAATCAAAACGATTTGGAGGCCTTAGGCAGCCAGGCAATTAAGAACACCGTAAATTTAAGGCAATTGTGCCCTACATGCAGGCATACTGCCGGTTTACAATCGTTTATAGACGTTTTGGCATTTAAAACCGACAATACCGGCTTTAGTAATACGTTATGGGAGCAGAATAATAATCTTTACTATACCGATACTAATTTCGGGCTTAATTTGGATATTTCCGTCGTTTGCGATTTTACGTCTATATTTATAAATCATAAAACCGATTTTATAAATTTGGTCAAATTGCAATTTGCGGTCGATATGTTGCGCGAGTTTGTCTATAATGCCAATGCCCGCGTAAATCGGACTGCGGCGATAGCCTCCCGTGCGGACGTACTATACGCATTAGACGGCGATACGTCCAAATTTTCTCGTCGTTCGGGATTGTCTTACGATTTGGAGCGCGCGTACAATGCTTTCGAAATAAATACTAAGGGACTCAATACGAGGTGCTTACCTTGTAAAAGAAACGGTGTCAAGTATAAAACTATGTTGTAATGAACGTAATAGCCGATAAAATAGAGGCACTACGAAAGTTTCAGTCCAATATATTCAGGTATATAAGGACAATCGTAGAAATGTACGATTATGTACTCATAGATATGAATATTCAAGACCAGCTATACGAGCAGGGTATATATAGAACTGGTACGGAAATTGCCGCAGAAGAGCCTTATAAACCGCGAACGGTAAAGTTTAAGCTGATGAAAAGGCAACCTGCGGACAGAGTGACGCTGCGAGACGAAGGCGATTTTCACAAATCGTTCGCGATAGAGGCCGGAAATCATTCGTTTAAAATTTTCGCTACGGATATAAAAACCGAAATGCTTACCGCAAAATACGGAGAAGAGATTTTCGGTTTAACAGATGAAAACTTGAACGAGTTTATTAAAGAGTATATTTATCCGGAGCTTAAGGAGTTTTTACTAAAGGAGTTAAAATCATGATTACTAATACGATAAATGCCATAGCCTCTATATTGGGCGGTAAATTGCCTTGGATAGACAACGCTTACGGTAAAGCGTATACGCTATACGACAGTGAAGGTCGAATATATCCCGCAGCACATTTATACGGTAACGAATACGTTTCGTTATTACCGAACGATACGTTAGGCAATTACCTGTTTTTCGAAATCGAAGACCCGAGTATAGTAGTCGGTTCGACGCAAGAGCATTTCGTATCGAGCTTTCGTACAAATTTGATAGTTTGGTTTAATATCGAAAGCGTTTACGGGCCTGTAGCGGAGCAGATTTTAACCGACTCGATAAAGAAAGATATTGTCTTGGCATTAGCGCCTAAGTTTTATCCTATGGCAACTATTAATGTGCTCGAGGTGTACGAGAGTGCCGAAAATATATTCAGGTATTATCCTCTAACTCAAGTAAATACGCAGTTTCTTATGCTGCCTTATTACGGTTTCAGATTTGTTTTAAACATTAAAGAAAAAACGATATGCTAAGTTTATTGCTAATTTCCGTTATAATCGCACTACTTGTCGCTTTTTGTATTATATTAGCTGAGAAAACAGGGGTTATTATTTACTTGGCGAGTAAAACGAAAAGCCGTATGCTCAATATGCTACTGAGTTGTTATTTTTGTATGGGTTTTTGGCTATCGTTATTTGTAGTAATAATTATGGTAGTTATTACTAAAAACGCCGAGTATCTTATAGTTCCTATATTTTCGTCGGTTATAGTACGCAGGTTATTATGATTAATCGCAAGATAAATAAGCATGACGTGAAGATTTACGACAGTATCGAAGAGCTACCTATCGTTAATTTTCAAAAGTATAATAAGTTTATGCTTATTAGCAGTATTATAGGCAACGACGTAGCGGATATAGATTTGTATTTGGTAAAAGCGATAAAGTATATAGAGCAGAACGATTTGTCTTTGGCCGTACGACAAATAGAGAATATACGAAATGCGCTGTATTTGATAAATCAGGAGCTGAGCCCCAAGTACTTGGCTTTTGCTGCGTTAGTAGCCGAAATAGACGGTAAAGCCGTTACGGATTTATCCGACAGTAACCTAAAAGAAGTATTGTCTTTGTTGAATACCGAGCGTAAGAGCGTTATCGATAATATTTTAGCACTATTTAAAAAAAAAGTAGACAACGAGTTTAGCATATATTTTCCGAAGTTTCAAAATAGCGCGCAAACTAAAGAGCTGTATACCAAGTTAAAAAACCGCGTTTTACTCGAGCTCGATACGATTATAAACGATAGTGCAGATTTGGAAACGATAGATAAAATAGATACCGAGTTGTTATTAACGAGTAAACCGAAAGTATTTAGCGGGCCTGAAAGCTTCGAGGTACAGAACGACAAACAGTTTAACGAGCTTTGTTTGTTCATATCTAAGAGTTTAAACGTAGAGGTCAAAAAATTAACGGTGTTCGAATTTTATAACTCGTTAGAGTATATAGAAAAAGAAACCAAAATTAAAAAGTAATGGATATAAACCCAATTCCGTATAGCGCATTTGTAAAAGAAGACAATTCTATACAAAAGCTTATAGACCAGCTCACAGAGCTGCAGAATACGTATTTGTCGTTACTTAAAACGGTCAAATCGGATGCGGGTGCCTTAAAAACTTCTTTATCCGGTGTAAATGCCGCTACCAATGAAGGGCAAAAAGCCGTAAACGAAGCGTCGTTAGGCGCGCAACGGCTTAAACGACTTCAGGAAGAGCTTGCTTTAGCTTTATCCGAAACCGGGCAAGAAATAGCAAAATACAAGGTCAAACTTGCAGATGCTACCGAGACGAATAAACTGACGGCAACGCAAACTTTAGCAAGTGCCAAATCGGTAAAACAGCTAAAAGCAGAGCTTGCGACCTTAATTAAACAGTATGAGGGGTTATCCGGAGAAACGCGCGTGTATGATGCGACAACGCAGGAGTTGATAAACAATATTAAGAATTTACGCGCGAGCGTAAAAGAAGCTACGGACGCCATAGCTTTAAAAACGGCGGCTACGCAAAAACAAGTTACTGCGAATAATGCAATAGAGGCGGCTACCAAAAAATTAATCGGAGCATACTCTAACGAAATAGACGAGTTATACCGTATAAAACGCGAAACGGACGAGGTACTGAAAATAAAGAGGCTTGAAGCCCGTGCTGCAGAAGGTACTGCCGGGTCGTATAATGCACTTGCGGCTCAATACGAGCTGAATATGATTAACCTCAACAAATATTCGCAGGAGGTAATTAACAGCAGCAGGTTTTTATCGCGTCAGCAAGAAGAGTCTAAAAAACTTCGTTTCGAAATGATGCGCTTAAAAGAAGCAACCGGTAACCATACACTTAGCGTAGGTAATTATACGAAAGCTTGGAACGGGTTAGGCATGGCTACGCAACAAGTAGTGCGCGAGTTACCGGCTATGGCAGTATCGGCACAAACGTTTTTTATCGCTATTTCGAATAACATACCTATTTTGGCGGACGAAATCAAGAACTTAGTACAGCAAAATAAAATAGCTGCTTCTCAAGGACTTGCAACAGTAAGCGTAATAAAACAAATCGTAAGGTCGCTTCTTAGCTGGCAAACGGCATTAGTATTAGGATTAACCGCGTTATCGTTATTCGGCGGCGAGCTTGTTAAGCTTATTAAGTCTATCGGTACCGCCGATAAAGCTACTATGTCTTTAGCAAAGGCTCAAGCAACGGTTAATAAGACGTATGCCGATGCCGACGAAACGTATGCCGATACTATCGTAAAATACAAGATATTACGCGAGCAGTGGCTAAATCTTAGCGATAGTTTAAATGAGCGTACGCGGTTTATAGAGGATAATGCCGACGCTTTTACCGAACTCGGTATTAGCATAGAGGATGTTAACGACGCGGAGAATATATTTGTCAATAACTCTGCTGCCGTTATACGCGTTTTGGAATTACGCGCAAAAGCCGCTGCGGCGAGAACTTTGGCCGAAAAAGAATTTGCTCTTGAGGTTGAACGCGCGGCAAAAGAACAGGAGCGTATAGCAAAGGCGCAGAGCGATTTAGCGAAAGAGCAAAGTTTTGTCGAGCGCGGGCTTATGACGCCGAGGCCTTTAATACCGAGTGCAGAAGACTTAAATCGGTTTAAGGCTACTATGGACTCGGTATATACTACTATGACCGAAGAGCAGAAAAAAGCATACTTAGACGCTTCGAAGTCGGCTTTTCAACGTCAAGGCGAGCAGTATATCGATTTGATGTCGCAATATATAAAAGAAGCCGAAGCGGTAGCAGCGGCTGCCGGTATAAAACCTCCAAAAGATAAAACTAAACCCGATAAAGATGCTACCGAAAATTTATTGGCAATCGAGCGAGAGAACTTAAAAATACGTAAGCTTTATGCCGAGAGTATTACTAATCTCGAACGTGACGAATTAGAAAAGCAGAAAAAGCAGTTAAAAGATACGTTCGATGCCGAAGTAGCTGAGTTAAGAAATAAGCAGCGTAACGAGGAAAAGCTGACCGAAGAGAGCCGTAAACTCATAGACGATATAATATATAATAAACGTAAAAAGCTCAATACCGATTTAGAATTGCTGGATATTGACTACCAGCAGCGACAACTTAATTTCGAAAAAGAAGGGTTGGACTTACGGTTAGAACTTACCGAAAGAGGTACGGTCGAGTATTACGAACTGCGTAATAAGCTGTTGCAAAATCAAATGGAGTACGAGTTACTCGAGAATAGAAAGCAAATCGAGTCTTTGCGTAAAGACGAACAAGCTATACGCGATAAATACGGCTACGATATGCTGCAAAATAAGATTGCGCTCGACGATATGTTATTTAGTCAAACGCAAGCCTATCAAGAGTCGGAATTTAACCTGATACGTCGTTCCGAGTACGAAAAAAATAGGTTTAGACTGCAGCAAGAGAAAGAAATGTGGGCACGACGTTTACAGATGGCGAAAGCCGGCTTATTGGCTATCAGTAAAACGGAGCAGGATACGATAGAGAATACGATAAAGATTATCGAGCGTCAGATGCGCGATTTAGATGCCGAACGCGATATATATGATTTAATAGGGCTGCGTTTAGATAACGAACAAAAATCGGCTATACAGGAAGCGACTTCTTTCGTAAAAGCGAATATATCCGATATGCTTGCCGCCGAAGTACAATTGGCCGAGACTAAGCTCGATAATGCCCGCAGTCAAGTAGAGCAGGCAATGGAGTTTCTTAAGTTAGAAATGGAAGCGCGTAACAAAGGATATGCACATAATGTAGAGACTGCAAATAAAGAATTGCAACTTGCCCGCGAAAAAGAAGCTAAAGCCTTAAAAGACAGGCAAAAAGCTTTAGAGGCACAAAATAAGTTGGATACTATCGAACAGACTACTTCGCTTATAACGGCGTCGGCGAATATATGGAAATCGTTTTCCAAATTAGGGCCTTTCGGTGTAGGGGCCGCAGTTGCGGCAATCGCATTAATGTTCGGGTCGTTTGTTGCAGCTAAAGCTAAAGCTAAAGAGGTAAGTACCGTCGAAACGGAAGAGTATGCCGAAGGGCACGTAGAATTGCTTGAAGGGGGTTCGCATAAATCCGGTAACGATATACCGCTCGGGCGTACAAAAGACGGCAAAGAACGCAGGGCAGAAGGTGGAGAAGTATTCGCAATAGTCAATAAACGCAGCGTAAGGCGATACGGTAAGGATAAAGTATTCGATATAGTATCGAGTATCAACAAAGGGGTATTTGAAGATAAATATACGAAGATATTCAGCCCGATTAATTACGAAGTATCGAACTCGAGTGCAAATATAGATTTGTATGACCTCGATTTAAACGTAAAAGCTATTCGAGAACAAAACGAATATAAGTATTATAACGGAGGTAACGGCTTGATTATCGAGCGTTATAAAAACCGTACAAGAGTATTTAAAAAATGATAGGCGAGTATACGTTCAAAATAAACGGCTTAGATTGCGACCCCGCATATTCCGACGATTTAAAATTGGAATATACGTTACAGCAAGACGCTTTTTATTACCGAAAAGCGCTTGTCGGAGAACTTACTTTTGTAAGGGGCGATTACGACTATATTATGTCTCAACCTTTCGATACGCGTTTTAACGTAGACGTGTATAATAATGGCGTATTATTTTTTAGCGGGTATTTTGCACGAACAGACTGCAAAGAGAATGTAGACGACCGCAATATAAAAGTACAGCTTAATTCGACCGATGCCTATGACGCTATATTGAATAACTTCGATACGACGTATAATATACTCGATTTGGGTATAAAGCTGGAGCATATATTAATCGATAAACGACCTGCTATACAGGTATATGCCCTCGGTGACGAAGTAGTATCGGTATTTTTGCGCGATATATTCTGGGAGCAACCGGTAAATACGAAAGTAACTTCTCATACGGCATTAATTAATACATATCATTTCAGTTATTACGGGATGGCATGCGATGTCGTTATATCGCAGTCGCCGGTTTCCGCCATAAACGGTCGGTATCTCGGCGTCGGTTCGAGAGGAACAAATACGAATAACTTATACGCGTTAGATTGGTCGTGGGACGTCCGTAATACGGTAGGCAGGTATTTATTGGTAAGACTTTCCGACTCGACTATACTTTATCATTCCGATTGGTTCGACCCGTCGGAGCAAGTATCGGCTTTCGACCTGTACGATTATTCCGATAATTTCGGCGGCAGAGTAGAGGGCAGAATAACGTCTATATATATGCGCGCCCTATGCGACGTAACTATGGTAGGGTCGTTGGCTACATATCCTTTACCCGCTAACGATATAACGCAAAACGGCTTAAATTATTCGAGAGCCATTGGCTACAATTTCGATAACGCTTTGGCAATCAGTACAGAAGAGAGTACGACCCCTACAAAATACGGACGTACAAATTCGCTCAATTACTTTGCCGAAATGACGAATATGTATGGCGACAAGTTTTTTCCGGTTGCTCGGAGTAGCTGGATAAATTCGTCTATTTGGTTTACGTTTCGCGGAGGAGGATTTATCGTAGACGAAGCGGCGCGCAGAACGTTTTTATTGCGTGACGCATACGTACTGTCGAGCGTTATCGATAAATTACTGAAGCAGATAAATTCGGACTATTATTTTAGCGAGTCAAATTCGCAATTTTTATACGGTTCGACACCGATAAAACAAGACGGTACGCGATTATTCCTAACGCAAAAAACCAATATACTGAAAGGTAATTACGATAAACCGGCACAAAAAGCGGAAGTATCGTTAAAGCAAATACTCGATATGCTTTCGGCAGTTTATTCTTGCAGATGGCACATGGAAGGTAATGCCTTGCATATCGAACATATATCGTATTATAAAAAGGGGCGCACCTATCTTTCTACGGATATAGTAGGTATGGATTTGACTGCCGAAACGCATGTAAGGCATTATAAACCGTATACGTTTCAGAAAAACAGTTTTACTTACGATAAAGAGGCATTACCGGAAAAGATAATATATAAATACGGCGACAATACGACCGAAATATTTAACGGCAGACCGGTTAAGGTTATATCGTCTTTTGTGGAAAAAAGTAAAACCCAAGAAATTAATGTCGGTAATTTTAATGCCGACGTGGATTATATGTTATTAAACCCTTCAGACGTAAGTAACGACGGATTTGCCTTATTAGCGGCAAGGTTAATTAATAATATCAATTTAATCGATAAAAATTCGCAGTATTACGCCATTAACGCGAAATTAAATACGAGCGGGGTTTTGATTTATGCTTCCGGATTTACTACTTCGGGGTATATACCCGTTAACCCCGGCGTAATATACTCGACCAATTATAATTGCGAAATGGGCGGATGGTTTAATTTCGTCGGCGATTTTATTGCCTCGTTTACTAATTCGATAAACGGCGTTACGGCACCGCCAGAAGCTACTTATGCGCGGGTAAGTTTTAACTCCACTTATACCGATTTCGCTTTTATACAAGGCAATAGCCCGCAAAGCTATAAATTACCGTATATCGATATAACGGTAGACGGCGTAGATTATAGCTTACAAAACGGCTATTTGTCTTTTGCGTCGCTTATACCGGCTTTTCATACGCACGATTTGCCCGCATATAACGTAGAAATTAACGGCGTACAGTTTTCCGGCCCCGTGCATTTACGCAAGACCAAAAAACAGTCTTTGTGGGTAAACAGCCTTTCAGACCCGGAGCCTTACAGATTAGTAAAAACTAATATAGGTAACGGTCTTATAGAAAAAATGAGTATTAACCTAATAAGCAGACGGGTAGACCTGTCCTTAACTTATGATACATATTAATACATCGGCATTAGCTTTTTACGACAGGTTAGACAGACAAAGCCACAGACTCGATTATGCCTATAACGGCGTGTACAGTTTAATTTGTTCGACAATTAAGCTATTGCCTTTTCAAGTTATTGTCGATAAAACGTTTCCGACTGTTACTGCTTTGGCTGTTATGACTAAAGACGGTGCGCAGGTTCAAACTTTAGCGGCAAGTACAATATTACGCAAGACTTTTACCGATTACGACGTATTGATGTATATCGGTACAAATACGCTAACACAGGAGTTGGACGAAGGATTATACTATTTGGAGTTGCGAGCGGGGGCTACGATTTTATATAGCGAAGTATTTAATGCCGTTAAAACGGTACAGGCTTCCGAAGTGTTAGGTATAACTTATTGGGATAACGAGGACTTCGTATTTCAACATACGGCGGGTCGATTAGTTTATTCCGACAATTACAGAAACAAGTTGTACCTGCCTACGAAATTAGCTAAACCCGATTACAAAATAGAGGAAGTAGTGGAAGACAGAGACGGGTTTAAATTCGTAGAAAAGCAAATACAAAAGAAGCTATTCAGGTTTTCTTTTTTAGCTACGGAGTATATATGCGACGTTGTTGCATTGATAGGTATGCACGATAATATCGTAATAACGTATAACAATAAGATTTATATCGTATATGATATTTTGTTTACACCTACTTGGACTGCAGACGGGTTTTTGGCGAATGTAGATGCCGAATTTACTACCGATGCAGTTATTAAAAAAATCGGTCGCTTATTTCCTAAGCATAACCTCGGGGATTTTAATTCTGACTTTAATTCGGATTTTAACGTAATATGACACGAGAAGAGATAGATAACCTCATAATAGAGAACATATATACCAACGATGCAGGATTGATAACCGGTATTATTCTGCAAGAGGTATTGCTATCTATGGTCGAGTATAATGCAGAGTCGGCACATACGCATGTAAATAAATCTATTCTCGACCAGCTTACGCAAGCAAATTTGGATGTATTGTCACGATTAAGCATTATCGATAATAAATTACGGGTTAACTCCGATATGTACTCGACGGGTGAAATATCGGCATACGGTGTAGGTATAGACCCCGGTGGAGGAGCCGGAGCTTCTGCTTTAAGCGAGTTAAACGACGTAGCTTTAACCGTACCTAATGTAGGCGATTTACTTTTATATAACGGCACTCATTGGGAGAATAAGCCGCAATCGGCAATTACGCCAGATTTATCGGCTTATGCGCAAAAGACATACGTCGATACTGCAATAGCAAATTTAGTTTCGTCAGCACCGAGTACGCTTGACACGTTAAACGAACTCGCAGCTGCATTGGGAAACGACCCTAACTTCGCAACGACGGTAACAAACATGATTGCAGGTAAGGAGAATGCCATTGTTGCAGGGAATGCCTCGCAATATTTTCGTGGAGACAAAACTTGGCAAACACTAAACACAAGCGTTGTGCCTGAAAGTGGTAACCTATACTTCACGAATGCGAGGGTTAAGGCGTATGCCGACACGCTTTATTTGCCGATAAACGGAAATGCTGTTTCCGCAACAAAGCTGCAAACAGCACGTTCATTCTCAATTACAGGCGCAGCAACCGCTTCGGCAGTGAATTTTGACGGCACTTCAAATGTTGCTTTAAATGTTACTTCACTAAGTGCAGGAAATTTAACAGGAACTATGCCATCGTCGGTACTCGGCAATTCGACGTTATACGTAGGAACGACGGCTATACCTTTGAATAGGACAAGCGCTTGGCAAGCGTTGACAGGAATTACTTCTTTGCAAATTGGAAGTGCTTCGGCTTCTGCAAAACTTATGTACGACGCTGCGAAAAATGCCGTGTATGTCGTCGGTTCTGACGGAACTACGGCTGTTAACTTCTATGCGACAGGTGAAGTTTCTGCTTACGGAGCTGGCACAGGAGGAGGAAGCGTAAGCTATAACAGGCTCGATGCTTGGTCAGATTACACTTCAGACAAAGCTGGATGGGTATTATCTGCGCTATTGGGAAACGATTTAAATACGAGGTTATCGTTGCTCGAAGCTGGAGGAAGCGGAAGCTATCAACCGCTCGATGCAGATTTGACGTCGATAGCAGGATTGACAGGCACAAGCGGGTTTCTTAAGAAGACAGGCGTAAACAGCTGGGAGCTTGATACAAATTCGTATGCGCTTGCTTCACACACGCATACATTTGCTTCACTTACAAGCAAACCGACGACACTTTCTGGGTACGGTATTACAGATGCGGCTAATATAAATCATAATCATAATGGTGTTTACGAACCTGTATTTTCAAAGAATACAGCTTTTAATAAGAACTTCGGGACTACTGCAGGTACTGTTTCAGAAGGTAATCATACGCATACGTTTGCTTCACTTACAAATAAACCAAATACAATTGCTGGATATGGCATAACAGATGGAATCACAGGAACAGGAAATGCTAATTATCTGCCTAAATTCACAGGAGCTTCATCTATTGGTAATTCTGTAATATATGAAAGTGATGGAAAGATAGGGATTGGAACGACTACACCCGAAAATTCAGAAAAGTGGGAACAAGTGTTAGACGTTAGGGGAACTGCTCACGCAAAGAGTATAGTAACTACCACAAATGTTCATACTGGAGTATGGTCACATAATAGTGGTTTCTATGGTGCTCCAGCAGGTGGTATAATTGGGACAAAAAGTAATCACCCACTTTCACTTATTACAAATGGAGCTTTTAAGGTAATAATATCAAATATTGGCAATGTAGGTATAGGTACAACTACACCCTCTCAAAAACTCCACGTAATTGGTAATGCTATTGTATCAGGAACAGTAACAGCACCAACTTTTATAGGAGCTTTAAGTGGTAATGCTTCATCGGCAACAAAGTTACAAACTGCAAGAACAATAGCAGGAGTTTCATTTGACGGTACAGCTAACATAGCTATTCCATTTGCTAATCTTTCAAGCAAACCGACCACTTTAGCAGGCTATGGAATAACTGATGCACCTACAAAAACAGGTACTGGAGCTTCAGGTACTTGGGGAATTAATATTACAGGTAATGCCGCAACGGCTACAAAACTGCAAACAGCAAGAACAATTTCTTTAACTGGAGATGTTACTGGTTCTACATCATTTAATGGTTCAACTGATGTTTCTATTACTGCTACTATTGCAGATGATAGTCATAATCATATTATTTCAAATATTG